GGCGAACGACAAAGCCAAAAGCAGAAAGAATGGCAAAAAACTGTTGACTGCCTTGGCTTCGATTACTTCATTATCCGCAGCATCGCGGATTTTGAGGCAGTGAGGGATATGTTGGTGGACTCAAGCATAATGTTTTAATTTTCTGTATCTTTGAAAGTGATGAAAGTAAAAGACATAAAACCAAACCCGAACAATCCCCGCGTAATTCGCGATGATAAGTTTGAAAAACTGCGCAACAGCATTGAAGGCTTCCCGCAGATGATGGCACTTCGCCCTATCGTCGTTGATGTGGACAACGTTATCCTGGGCGGCAACATGCGCTTTCGTGCCTTGCAGGATTTGGGTTACAAAGAAATCCCTGACGAATGGGTAAAAAAGGCTGATGAGCTTACTGAAGAACAAAAGCGCGAGTTTATCATCAAGGATAATTCCGGCTTCGGCTCATGGGATTGGGATGCACTAGCAAATGAATGGGACAGTGAGCAGTTGAGTGAATGGGGGTTGGATATGCCTGATTGGGCAGGTGATGAGCCTGATATGGATGACCTAATTGGTGAAGACAAGAATAAACCACCTACTATGAAGATAACATTTGAAAGCCCTGAACAATTACAGAAAGCAGAAATTGACATTCAAGAGCTTTTAGACAGAAAATATGAAGGTGCATATTTTTCAGTAAGTGCAGGTGAGATATGAGACTTGAAAGAGCATCAGTGAAGGCAGTTAAATATGCTTGCATGAGATTTCATTATGCAAAGAGATTGCCAGCGCAGCCTATAATTGCTTACAATGTATTTGAAAATGATGTTTGGTGCGGTGTTGTCATTTTTAATAACGGTATAGGGAATATCAACAGCCCTTATAATTTAAAAAAAGGCCAAGTTTGCGAGTTATGCAGAGTTGCATTGAATGGGAAACAAAGTACAACATCAAAAGCTGTATCAATAGCAATAAAACTTTTCAAAAAGCAAAACCCTTTAGTTAAACTTTTGGTGAGTTATGCAGACTCAGACGAGGGGCATAATGGTACAATTTATCAAGCAATGAACTGGTATTTTACAGGCTCAAACAAAACTGGTGATAAGTTTATAGACCCCAAAACAGGAAAAGACATACATTCTCGAAGTCATTCGCCTACTGGCATTGTTATTCAGTTTGGAGTAAAAAAAAGAGTCATAAAAACAGGTGATTTAGTAAAAATCAAGAAAGGCGTAAAACATAAATACATCTACCCATTAGATAAATCATTAATACCAATGTGTAAGGAATTAGCAAAGCCTTATCCTAAAAAATAAACATGCGCTGCTAGCTTAAGGTAAAGCGCCATGCAACCAGCATGGAGATGGCAGTCGGACTGACCGCAGCGCTCAAATTAAAAGCAATGCCACGCAAGAAAATCAAAATAGACTGGGCTAAAGTTGACAGGATGCTTGAAGCAGCATGCACAGGCACAGAGGTTGCAGCAGCGTTAGGCATTCACACTAATACCTTGTATGAGCGTTGCAAGATTGACAATAAAAGTGATTTTAGTGACTATTCGCAGGCTAAAAGAGCATCCGGTGAGCGCCTGCTTAAGATGAAGCAAATGGAGCTTGCTATGAAAGGCGATAAAACGATGTTGGTCTGGCTTGGCAAACAACGCCTTAACCAAAGCAATAAGCTAGAAACAAAGGTAGAGGACGTCACAAAGAACCTGCCAGACTGGATGGATGAAGGCAATGAATGAAAGCAAACCCAAATTATACCTACCTAAAAAAGAAAGTACCTGAGCACCGTGTTACGCTACTACAGGGCGGCACACGCTCCGGTAAAACCTACAGTGTAATTTACTATCTGATTTGGCTATGTAAAGAAAACAGAAGTGCAGGCATAGAAATAGACATCGTCAGGGACACTTTTACAGCGCTCAAAGCAACAGCTTGGAAGGATTTTAAACATGTTCTTGTCGAACATGGGCTGTATAACTCTGACGACCACAATAAGACAGATCACATTTACAATCTTTTTGGCAATCAGATCAGCTATTACGGTGCAGACAACCCGCACAAAATACACGGTAGGGCACGCGATGTGTTATGGGTGAATGAAGCGCACCAATTCCCGCAGGAGACAGTCGACCAATTATTCCCGCGTACTCGGCACCGAATTATCTGTGATTACAACCCTGCTATCGGTGAAGACCATTGGCTGGACCCGCTGATTGAACGTTACCCTCCGCTGATAACAACCTACCGTGACAACCCGCACCTAACAAAATCACAAATTGAAGAAATTGAAAGCCGCAAAGAGCAACGCTATTGGTGGAAAGTCTACGGCAGCGGCGAACGGGCAGCAAGAGAAGGCGTAGTTTTCACCAACTGGACAACCGGTGCTTTCGACCAAAGCCTACCGCACTGTTACGGCCTTGACTTCGGCTACAGCCCCGACCCGACCGCCCTGGTGCGCGTGGCAATAGACAACAAGCGCAAAATACTTTATCTTGATGAATGCCTGTATGCTAACGAGCTATCGGTAGACCAATTGATTGAATCAGTGCGTGGGGCTATCAAGAGCCAGCGCGACCTAATTGTCTGCGATACCAACGAAAAACGGACGGTAGCTGCGATGGCTAAGGCGCGGTTGAATGTCAGTAAGGCGCTCAAATACCCCGGCAGCGTGATAGACGGCATCAGAGATATGCAGGATTACAAAATGATTGTAACACCAAGCAGCACGAATCTAATCAAGGAGCTTAACAACTACGTGTGGAATGATAAGAAAGCAAGCATCCCGATAGATGAGTACAACCATGCCTGTGACGCGGCACGCTATGCCAGCCAGCGGTTAAGCCTGAAGTACAGAAAAAGAAAAAAATAAGTATCTTAGCACAGAAAATACCCGGCACAACTGCAATTGAGCCGGGTAGATTAATAACGTCAAAATAATTAACTCATGACAAAGTTTATCAATTCTTATGACGCTTCCAAATTGTATGTTAAGGTAGCGGTAGCCAACATGGAAGGGCATGCAGTTGTGCAAGTAAACCCTGAGCTTGCAAAGGCATGGTTAAAACTACATGTTTCAAACCGCCCGCTTAGCATGACAAAGGTGCGCTGGTATGCTGAGCAAATGCAGAAAGGGGAATGGAAGCTATCTGGACAAGGTTTAATCTTTTCTGATACTGGTATAGGGCTAGATGGACAACATAGGCTCAAGGCTATTATCCTAAGTGGCTGCACTATAGAAATAGATGTCCGATTTGGCATCCCTGAAGATGTTTTTGCTGTGCTTGATGCTGCCCCCGCGCGTACTGCTGGCGATTCACTCGCAATTGAAGGAATAAAACATTACAATAATACTGCTGCAATAGCGCGTAACGTTATGGGCTTTGAAAAATACGGTAAAGCAACGTCTTATCGCGGCGATAGTAAGCCAACTAATGCAGAAATTCTTGAATACGTAAGAAAAAACAGGTGCATTGAAGAGTTTGCAGGGATAGCTCATAAATACAATAAAATGAGCGGGGGGATATTACCTGTAAGTATAATAGGCACTGTGCACTACCTAGCATCAAAAGTAGATGCAAAAAAGGCAGATCAATTTGTGTACAAGCTTTGTACAGGTGCTGAGCTATCAACATCAGACCCTGTTTTCCTATTGCGCACTAGGTTAATTAAGGCAAAGATGGACAAGGCGAACTCTTTAAACAAAAAAACAGTGTTTGCTTTGATTATAAAAGCTTGGAGATTGTTTTTAAAAGGCAAAACAATTAAGCAATTGAAGTTTGACCACGAACGCGAAAGCTTCCCGTCTTTTTTTATATCTTAGCCTTTGTTTCATACTAATTGCTACTTTTCACCCCTGCCTGTCCGGTAGGGGTTTTTTAGTGTTTGACATTTCCAAATTTTTATCCTATTTTTGTTGCAACTATTTGTTAATCCCGTGCGAACGAGCCAGCACGATCATAAACCATATCAAAATGGCATTATGTTCTTGCCCTCCCGGCTCAGCAATCGGTGATATTACCCTTCCTACCTGCTTGGAGGATTTTGGT